GGGCCTCAAGCCGTTCAGCGCGGTCGATCTGCGCGCCACCGCAGCGGCTGGCAGCGACATCAGCGTGCTGCTGCACTTCAACGGCACGGATACATCGACGACGTTTACCGATTCGAGCCTCAACGCGCTGAGCTTCTCGGCGCTCGGCAACGCGCAGATCGACACCGCGCAGAGCAAGTTCGGCGGCTCGAGCCTGCTCTGCGACGGCACGGGCGATGGCATCAAGGCGTCGCATCACGTGTCGGTCGACGTGCCGACGGGCGATTTCACGATCGAATTCTGGGTGAGGTTCTCCGCGGTCACTACGGCGGTGCTGTGCGTCAAAGCCACGAGTACCGGCTTCTATCCATACCTTGTTGCGGTCAACGCGAGCAGCAAGTTCAGGTTCGACGGATTTGACTCAAGCAACACTCTTACCTTCAGTCTGGCCGGCACCACAACGGTAACAACCGGCACGTGGTATCACGTGGCCGCGGTGCGCGACGGAACCACGTTTCGCCTCTACGTCAACGGCACGCAAGAGGCCAGCGCCAGCAGCTCGGCCACGCTGCGCAGCAACAGCGGCGACGCCATCGCCATCGGCAGCTACGACACCGGATCGAATTCGCTCAACGGCTGGATCGACGATTTCGGCTTCGTCAAAGGCCGCTGCAAGTACACCGGCGGCACCACTTTTACCCCGCCGAGCGAGCTGGCAGACCCGGCCGGCACCACGGGCGACATCAACCTCACCTGGAGCCGCCGCACCCGGCTGGCAGAAAATTTCAACTCCAGCACGCACCCGCTGGGTGAAGCGAGCGAGGCCTACGAGGTCGACATCTATGCCAGCGGCTCGTTTGCGACGCTCAAGCGCACGATCAGCGCCACCAGCCAAGCCGCCACCTACAGCGTGGCCGACCAGATCACGGACTTCGGCTCCGCGCAGAGCACGCTGCACGTGCGTGTCTACCAAATATCAGCCACCGTAGGCCGCGGCTACGCGCTGCAGCGGAGCATCTAGCACCATGAGCGACAGCACGACGAACCTCGACACCCTGCCCAACGGCGGCGCCAGCCAGGAGGTGCGCGTCAACGAGCTGGCCGACGCATTCAGCGTGGCCGCGCCGTTCGGCCGCCGGGCGAGTACGAGCTCGGGGCTCACCTGGGGCTTCTACGGCACGCCGCGCTACTACATCAACGCCACCGCCACCGCCAAGAGCAACGGCACAGTGGCGCTCACGGCCAGCAGCACGCGCTATGTGAGTGTGAACCGCTCGTTCACCGTGGCCGAGCAGGCCACGAGCTTTCCGGCCAACGGCCTGGCCATGGCCAAGACTGTGACAAGCGCCTCCGCCGTCACCAGCTACGAAGACCATCGCGACCCGCACCACTTCAACCGCTTTCTGTACGGGATCGCGACCAAGGCGATGGCTGACGCGAACCAGACGCTCAGCTACGAAGAGGCCATGTGCGAGGAGTTGGTGACGACCGGCGCACTCACGGCCACACGCAACCTCGTGGTGCCGCTGGTGCCGCGCGTCTGGTTCGTTCGCAACACCTGCACGGGCGGCTCGATCCAGGTGATCGGCGCGTCGGGCACGGGCATCACCATCGCCACCGCCAAGGCCGCCATCGTGAGCTGCGACGGGACCAATGTGAACCGAATCACCGCCGATGCGTAAGGAGCCAGCCATGCGACTCAACCTGTTCGACGTCGACAAGGCCGGCCACTACATCGCGGGCTCTGCGGTGGCGGCTATTGCAGCCATCATCGCGCTGCGCCTGTGGCCGGCGTGGGCGTGGGCATCGGCCATCGCCGCCGCGGCGCTGGTGGGGGCGGCCAAGGAACTCTATGACGGCTGGCGCAACCGCAGGGCCGGCACCGAGGTGGCGCACGTGGAGCCGGCCGACACATTGGCCACGGCGCTCGGCGCGGTGCCGGTGGCGGCGCCGCTGCTGGTGATTGCGTTGATGGCGAGGTGGGCAGCATGAGCTCGCCCGACCTGCAGCCGCGCGAGCGCAGCGCCTTCGAGCGCCACGCGCAAACCGTGATTGGCGGCGTAGGCCTGGCCGTGGTGATATGGGTCGGCGCCACGCTGCTCGACCTGAGCCGCGAGCAGGTGCGCACCAGTGAGCAAATGAGCCAGGTGCGCCAGGCCCTGAACATCGTGCAAGACCAGCTCGGCCGCTTGCACGGCGAGCGCTACCTGCAAAGCGATGCGCGGCGCGACTTCGAGGTCACCAACAACCGCATGCGCGCGATCGAGGATCGGCTCGAGAAAGTGGAGCGGCGCAGATGACAGCCAACCCCGCATGGCTCGACACGCTCGACCGCGTGGAAGAGCGGCTCGCGCTGCGCCGCACTGTGCTGCTGGCCGTCACCGTGTGGCTCACGTGGCGCAGCTTTCAGTGGGCGAATGACTACGCCGAGATCGTGCTCGCGGCCAACTCCGACGGCGCGACTCTGGGTGCCGCGGCCATCATCGCTGCCGTGACGATGCCCATCAGCGTGCTGCAGGGCTACGTGTTCAAGGCCTACATCGAGAGCAAGCAATGAGTCTCAACGAACGCCTCGTGGTATGGCTCAAGCGCGCAGCGCAGATGGACCGCACCATGCTCGAACTACTGCTGGCCGCGGTGCTGATCGGCCTCACCGGCGCCGTGCTGTTCGGCGGATCGGCGCACGGCCAGCTGCTGCTGCCGGACGGCAAGGTCAACGCCGAGTGCGGCCCCACGCCCCGCGTGCCGCCGCTGCCAGTGCCGGCCCTGCCCACGCTGCTGCAGGCCGACATGCCCACACAGGCGACGGTGAGCGCGGCCGCTGGGATACCACTGCCGGGCAATCTGCCGGCGCAGATCGGCGGCAGCGGCACCCGGGCCCTGGTCGACCTCAACGCCAAGGGCGCGGCGATCGGCTGGTGGGTGCCGAAGCTGGGCAGAGTCGATCTCTACCTCTACGCCGTCACGTGGTCGCACCTGGCTGCAAACCCAGGGCTTGCGGCGCGGCTGCTGCTGCTGGCGGCTATGCCGAGCCGCGACTCCGCCACCGTGGCCGCGATCGGCGCCGCCTACGCACCCACGCTGCACATACTCGACATGTGCGACGTGTGGGCGCCACTGGTCGCCGCGCTCAATGCGAGCAAGCCGGCGCCGCTTGACCCGGCAGCGCCACCGAGCGCGTACGTCGTCACCGCATCGGCCAGCGGCACCCGGGCGGCTTACGCGGTGGTGGGCGGCAAGCGCAGCACGCTGGCCAGCGGCATCGCCGTGGCCGGCCAGCCGTGTGACTGCGCGGCGCTGCAGATCATCGAATTCAACGTGGTGCGCTACTGCGCATCGCCCAGCATCACCGGCATCAGCGGCCCAGCCGTGACTGCCTGCGCACCGAGAAAGTGACCATGGCCGACGACGTGATCATCACCGTGCAGGCCGGAGCCACGCTGAACCTGTACCGAGGTCTCACGAAGGGCTACCTCGATGCGGCAATCCCCCAAGCCCTCGTACCCATCACAGACCAACTTGAAAGGCTGATCATCATGGCAACACCCATCGAAGACCTGGTCCGCGAAGTCCAGGAGCAGCGCACCGTCACCGAGAGCGCGATCGCGCTGCTGCAGGGCCTGAAGGCGGCGCTCGACGCTGCCGTGGCGGCAAACGACATGAGCGCCGTCGTCCAGGCCGTGGCCGACCTCGACGCGCAGCAGGCGGCATTGGCCGCCGCCATCACGGCAAACACCCCGGCCGCGCCGGCCTGATGGCTCGGCGCGACCGCGCTGCGATGTCGCCACGCCAGCATGGACGAAGTGCATGAATACACCAGTCGCCTGGGCCGTGGTGTTTGTCGCCGACGAAGGCGACAGGGAGCGCATGCTCGAGCGCATGTCGCTGCACAAGGACCGCGCCCGCGCGGAGCAATACGCCGGCGACCCACTCAAGCCGCACGACGAGCCCAAGCGCGTGCGCCCTTTGGGATTCATCGATGAGCAGACCCCTGCCTGATCCTGAGCTGCCATGGGCCATTGCGCTCGAGGGCGTGGCCGAGATCGCCGACAGCGAGGGCCTGCGACTCAAGGCCTACCGCTGCCCGGCGGGGGTCTGGACTATCGGCTGGGGCGAGACCGACGGTGTACACCCGGGCGACACCTGCACCAAGGAGCAGGCCGATCGCTGGCTGTGTGACGACATCGCTACGCGTGCGCGCACCGTCAAGGCCATGTGCACCGTGGAGCCCGGCGAGCACGAGCTCGCCGCCATGGTGAGTTTGGCCTACAACATTGGCACCGAAGGGCTGCGCCGCTCCACCGTGCTGCGGCAACACAACGCGGGCGATCGGCAGGCCGCGGCTCGTGCATTCGGGCTGTGGGACAAGGCCCGCGACCCGGCCACCGGCGAGCTGCGGGTGCTCGACGGCCTCACCGCCCGCCGGGCGCGCGAGGCGGCCATGTACCTGACGCCAGATGGTGGCCGCGCCGAACCCATGCCCCAGGCCGTGCAGGCGGAATCCAGCCTCGTGGCCAGCCCGATCGCCCGCTCAGGAGCCGCCACAGCCGCCGCCGGCGGGCTGGCCGGCGCATCAGCCATTGCCGAGCAGATCGACGCAGCCAAGGGCCTCCTGGCCAGCGCGAGGGGCATGGCCGAGCAGGTGCATCAGATCACCGGCGTGCCGCCGCTGGCCCTGCTGGGCATTGCGCTCGTGATCGTGGGCTGGGTGGTCGTGAGCACTCGGGCCAAGCAGAGGGCCGGCGGGTGGGCGTGATCATCGGCTTCCTCGGCCGCGTGCCGGCCTGGGTGTGGCTGGTGGCGGCTCTGGCGGCGTGGGGATGGATTGGCCGTGCCCAGCTGCATGCAGAGCGCGCCAGCCGGGCAGCCGATGAGCGCGAGCGCGCCATTGCCAGCCAGAAGGCCGAGCGCGAGCGCAGTGCCGAGCTCGAGCGCCGCATCACCGAACAAACGAAGGCCAGAAATGAAGCCAACGCCTACCGCAAGACCGCTGCTGCTGCTGCTGATCGCGCTGCCACTGCTGACGCCAGGGTGCGCGAGCTGGTGGCGCAGCTCGCCGCTGCCGGCGGCGCAAACGCCGATTCCGCCGCTGGATGCGACTGCCAGGCAGCCAGCACGCTCGGAGACCTTTTCCACGACTGTCGAGCGCGATACCGAGCGCTGGCGGCAGACGCTGACGAAGGCCGCGCCGCCGGGCTTGCGTGCGAGCGGAGTTACGACGCGCTGAGCCCGTCCCCACCCTGACCCCGCCCGGGGCCTTTTCATGGGGTCACCAGACAGCGCCCGGCGGGCGCTGTCATAGGTGCGCCCAGTGCGTCGGGCCACGACCACCGCCTTCGAAATCCGGTGTACGGGATCTCCCGTACCGTGGGTTCGAATCCCACTCTCTCCGCCAGTTCTCATAGGTGAAACAACCTCATCATGCCGCCTTCGGGCGGGGCTTGGCGGGCGCCTTCTGGCCCCGGCCTGACCCCAGGCGCGGCAGTTTGTCCACCGCCCGCCGGGCGCTCTCGCTGCCGCTCTGCAGGTACCGGCTGGTCACCGTGAGCGAGCTGTGGCCCATCACGTCGCGGATGGTGGGGCCATCGGTGCCGGCCTCGGCCAGCCAGGTGCCGAAGGCGTGACGCAGGTCGTGCAGGCGCAGGTGCTGCAGGCCGGCGGCGGCCCTGGCCAGCCTGAAGCGCTTGGTGAGCAGCGGCACGCCGATCGCGAACGGCAGCCGCCTGCGGGCGATGCGTGCGGCCTCGGCCACCAGCGGCACCACGCGGCTCTTGCCGCTCTTGCTGCGGCTGTCGACCACCACGACATCGCCGCGCACATCGGCCGGTGTGAGCCGCAGGATCTCGGACCGCCTCAGCCCGGTGAGGGCGGCGAACAGGATCAAATCGCGCGTCACGGGCTCGGCCGCGGCGGCCAGGGCGCGCACCTGGGCGGGTGTGACGTAGACCTCGCGCGGCCGTTCGCCGGGCACGAGCTCAACGCGGCGGCCGATGGGTTCGCGCGTCCAGCCCCAGCGCTCGGCCAGGTTGCCCACGCGGCGCAGTATGGCGAGCAGCCGGTTCACGGTGGCGGGCGCCACGCCGGCGGCGAGGCCTTGGCGTTTGATGGTGTCGGCCACAGCGGGCAGGGCCTCGATCGGCTGGCCGGCGGTGTGGGTGCGCAGGGTGTCGACGCGGTAGCGCACATCTTTGGCCCAGCTGCGCAGGCTTTGCGCGCTGCTGGCCACCCAGCGGTCAACGGCCTGGTCGATCAGGTATCGCTGGGGCCGACCAACCGCAGCGTCGATGCGGGCGCGGCCAAGCGCGACTTCGAGCGCCCGCGCGTCTGCAAGGGTGGCGCCGGGCGGAAGAGTGCGTTCAAGGCGTGCGCCACCGCCGACGCGGACGCGCACTTGGTAGCGGTTTCCTCGCTTGCGGATCGACATGGCTGTGCCTGGCTGGCCGCGGCAATGTATCGCGCCAGCTCGGCGGGGTCGACCATGCGGCGGGTGCGGATGCGCACGATGGCCAGCCGCCCGTCGGCCACCTCGCGTTCGATCGTGCGCAGGCTCACGCGCAGACTGGCGGCGGCTTCGGGTAAAGTGAGCAGCATCACTTGCCCTGCAAGATGCGCAGCACATCGGCCCAGGCGCGGGCGGGGGTGTTGCCCATGCCGATGGTGTGCCAGATGCCGCGCGCGTCGGGCTTGATGATCGACCAGTCATGATGATCAAGGCCGCGCATGCTCTCGGCGTGCGGGTGCTTCTGCAACACCTGCTGCTTCGGCGTCACTTCTCGACCCGCGTGAATTCGACGACCCACACCCACGGGTTCGCGGCCCACGAGCCGGGGCCGTTGATCGACTCCCACAGCCAGCGATAGCCGCCAACGTAGTCGATCTCGGCCTCGTAGTGCGCGGCCATGCCGATGCGGTGCGCTGCGCGTTGTGCGTCCATGCTCCGCTGCGTCTGCTGCGTCGGGCATTTGTTCCACTCAACGCCTTCGGCAATCGCGTCGGCGCGAGTGATGTCCTGCAACCTCTCGACGCGCACGCGGGTGACCTCGAGCGTGATGCGCGAGGCCCAGCGGGGCATGAATATCGATGGCCGCTTCATTAGACCGCCGAGGTTTTCGGTGGCGGCGTAGTACACCATCCCAGCGCCTTGCGGGATCTCCCGCGGCTTCAGGTGGTCGACGGCATGCAACACCGCCCACGTCTCGCGCACCCACAGCCGGTCGCCTGGCTGTCCGTATGGACAGTGCGCCGCCGCATCAGGATCGCCTCGAGTTGCGTCCCACCACATGCCAGAGTGGCCGCTGATCTGATGGCCGCGTTCGTTGGTCGCGCCCATTTCCTCAACCTCGGCGTCGTGGCAGAACTGCTTGCGCATCGGCCTCCGCGTCTGCGTCTGGTCTGCTGGCTGTGTCATGCATCATGCTCGGTGGTCCTCCTGTACTCCTGGCCCCATATCTGCCGCCAGATCTGGCTGCTGTGGTGCGGCGGCGGACCTAACTCTGCCATCCACTTGACGGCTTTCAGCCGCAAGTGATGGAGCTCGTTCTACGCAAACCCAATCCGTAGCCTCAAAGTCGCTCAGAAAAATATTGGCGCTTTCCCAATCTTTGTTCTCTGTCGGCTCGCGCTTGAAAGTCCACACAATTCTGCGCTGTCCTTCGTGGTCAAGCCTGTATTTCACCGTCCCGGCTGCGTGTGCTGGTCTTACCCATTCGCCGCGGTCCATTTGCTTGCATGCCCATTTCCAACTACCGCGCAATCCCAAAGCCCTGACAATCCAGTTCTTCACTTGCTCACTTTGCACGGATAACGGCGCCTTCAACACTGACGCCGCCTTAACCTGCGCTGAGCGTCGGCTTGCCCTCGGCCTTCACCTTCGGCGCGACGAGCGTGATCTCGATGTCCTGCCCGATTTGCATCGCCATCAGGCCCACGGCCTCGGCGCTGATGTCGCTGGTGCATACGCGTAGGCTCAGTTCGACGCTGCCGCCTTCGATCGGCGCGATTCTGAACTTGTCGACCTTGCAGCCGCCGAACGTGATCGGCGTCTCCTCGTCGATGCCGTGATCGACGTTGAGCGTCCAGCCCTCGAACGGCCCGACGTTCACGCTCAGGTGCTCGATGGCGGCGCAGCGCAGCGTCTGCGCCACCGGATCGACGCCCTCTATCGTCTTGTTCCGCGGCGAGTGATAGATCGCGCTGCGCAGATCTTTGTCTAGCAGATCGAGCAGCGTTGCGGCGCCGGTGATCTTGAGGCCGTATGACACGGCCGGCACTTCGTCGTCGCCATGCTTCTCGCTGCGCGAGGTGATGGAGACGAGGGTGGCGGTGGTGGGGTTTGTGATCTCGAACATGGTGGCAAGGGGCCTTTCGGAGTGCGCGCGGCGAAGCCGCGCGTTTCGATCTTTCAGAAGCCGTCGCCGTAGCCGTCGCCGTAGCCGTCGCCGTAGCCGTCGCCGTAGCCGTCGCCGTAGCCGTCGCCGTAGCCGTCGCCGTCGCCGTAGCCGTCGCCGTCGCCGTAGCCGTCGCCGTCGCCGTCGCCGTAGCCGTCGCCGTAGCCGTCGCCGTCGCCGTCGCCGTCGCCGTAGCCGTCGCCGTCGCCGTAGCCGTCGCCGTAGCCGTCGCCGTAGCGGCGACTCGTTGCCACGGCTTCGCCGTCGATCAGCGCGCGGCCCACTTGTCCTCCTCGCAGTCGATCGACGCGACCACGGCCAGCGCGTGCAGCCGTACGGTGCCCATATTGTCGAGCACGGTGGACTTCTGCGGTCCGTTGCTGGCCAGCTCGCCTAGGCCCTTCGTGGTGCCCCACCGCCGGATGCACTGTGCGTCGGTGATGGTCACATCGTCGCCGCTACGGGCGACATCACCGACGAACACCCAGCCGCGCTGGGCAATGATGATCTGCTTCATTCAGGCTTCTCCTGTCGATGTACGGCTTTGCCGCGGGGGGTAAAGAGGGAAAGAGGGCGTCGCTTGCGCGATGGAGCGGGAATGCGTTCGGTAGGGAGGAGACCTTGCGTCCGATCCGTCGCCCTGTGGAAACTCAGGCGGGCAGCTCGCGTTGCTCGGGCTTGATGTCTTCGACTTGGATGCCGTCAGCCAGGCAGTCGATCAGATCCTGCTGGCTGGCGACGCACACGCTGGCGATGTCGCGGGCGACGTGCATCAGGGCTTGGCTCGGGTGCGAGGCGCGCACCAGCCGGTCGTTGTCGCCGATGGTGATGCGGTAGACGCGTGTCACCATCACGCCACCTCGCCGCCCGGCACTTCGGTCCAGGCGATCGCGAACGCCCGCTCCAGCTCGGCGAACTCGCTCGGCGTCAGCTCGTCGCGCGCCATGCCGAGTTCGATCTCCGCCGTCGCCCGGCTGGTGGCGCCGTCGATTGCGGCCACGTAGTCGGCCAGCGTCTTCGCCTGCTGCGCGGCCGGCGACACGGCCTTTTCTCTGCGCTTGCGGATCGCGTCCTTCACTTTGTCGCCGGCGCTCGACGGCGTAGTGCCCGGGGCTGGCTCGACCGGATCGAACCAATCTGCGGCGACGCTCATGCCGTCGCGCAGACTGGCGTAGACCTTCTTCAGCGCGACGATCTGCGCCGGCTGGATCGCGTCAAGGTGGCGCTGAATGCGCTTCTCGATCTGCTCGCGGGTGACACCGAATTCGGCGAAGGCGGTGAGCATCTTTTGCACAGCCTCGGGCGAGGTGTCGGCCTTGGCCTTCATGGTCGTCTCACACTGGCTCACCGCGGCCTCGGTGACGTCGCCAGGGATCACGGCCAGGATGCACGCGCGCAGTCGGCGGGCGCCCTGGTTCGCCACCATCTCGTAGATGTCGCGGGGATCCTCGAGCCGCTTTGACCCCTGGCGCGTGTGGCGGATGTGCGGCACCTGGAACGTGACCTCGCGCCGGGTGTTCGTCTCGACGTCCCAGGCGAAGGCCTGCACGGTGCTCTCGCCGTTGCGCTGCTCCAGCTCGCGGATGCCGAACTGGAAGTTGCCCCACTGCTGTGCCATCGCTTCGGCCAAGCGGATCGACGGGCCGCTGACGTCGCTGCCGCCGCGGCTGTACTGGTAGACCGCCGCGTCGGCCAGCGTCGGCCGCGTGCAGGCATTCAGGATGCGATCCATTGCCGCGATCGGGTCGCGCGGGTTCATTCGCGCGATCATCATCGCGGCCTGCACCTCGGCGATGGCGCGCTGCTGGTCGCTCTGCGCGACGGCGCCGCCGTTCGGTCTGGCGGCGATCGGCACGTCGCCGAACGGGTTTGCCAAGCGTGTCTCGACTTCGTTCATGGGTCAACCTTTCAGGAGAAAACGACGGCTCGGCTCGCCGGCCTTGGTGAACTGCTCGGCGAGGTCGGGGTGAGCGGCGCGGAAGGCGGCGGTATCGAATCGCTTCGGCGCTGCGCTTGCCTTCCACGTGCACAGGGTCTTGCCGTCAGGGCCGACGAGCGTGTCGCGCTCGCCGAGCGTGCGCATGACGATCGCCTTCCACTGCTCTTCGGCCATGTCGAGGTGTTCGCGCTGCACCTTCAGCTCGCGCAGCGCAGCGACGGCGCGCATCGTCTCGTCGTCGGCCGGCACCATTTCGGCACGGCTTGCGCGGCCCCAGCGGGCGACGGCATCGGCCACGGTGACGGGCTCTGGCGGCTCGCCCTTCTGCACGCGCTGCCAGAACTCGGCCTCGGCATCAACGAGCATGTCCTGCAGCTCGCGATCGGCCGGCACTTCGTAGAGCCGAAAGTCGCTGCCGCCGATGAGCACCGCCACGTCAGCGATGTGCAGCGCCGTCACGTACAGGTAGTGCTGCACTTGCAGCAGGTATGGCTGCGGGATCTGGTCGCTGCCGGACTCGCCCCAACCTTCGGCGGTGCGCGCGGTCTTGGCCTCGAAAACGCGAAACGGGTCAGCTTGGCTGCCGACGCCGGCGATGCCATCGACGTTGGCAACCATCCAGTCGTGCACTTGGCTGCGCAGCATGTCAGTCGGGACGCGCACCTCGCGGCCTGTCTCGTCGGCGTAGGCCTGGCGCACCACTGGTTCTAGGTAGCGGCCCCAACGCATCGCGTCGTTGTCGGCTTGAGGGCCGAGCTCGCCGCGCTTCTCCTGGTACACCTGCAGCGGCGTCTTCCACTTCGACAGGCCAAGGATTGCGGCCACGTCGCTGCCACCGATGCCGGTGCGGCGGGCCTGCAGCCAGGTTTCGTGTGCGTTCATGCGAAGACTCCCTTGAAGCACCTGACGATGCGCCGCCACAGCGGCGGCTTGAGCGGTATGACTCGCGGCGTCTCGCTCCACTCGCGCGGCAGCTGAGCGCACAGCACGCGCTGCCACAGGTCGGCGTGCGAGCCCTGCTGCTGGCGCCGCGGCTGCGCGAGGAGGCCGATGCGCACGCCGGTGCTGGTCTGCCAGACGCGCCGGCCGCTCGGTAGCATGACCATGCTCATCGCAGCCACCCCGCAGCAGCCACAGCCAGCAGCCCGACCAGCGCGGCCAGCAGGATCCAGTCGACCGGGTGCGCGCCGCTGTTGCGCGTGTTGCGCGGCGGGCCGCTGGCGCGGCGCGGCTTCATGGCGCCGTGCATGCCGATGACGTGCGAGCGCTCGGCCTGCCGGCGATCGAGGTCGGCCTCTGTGACTTTGCGGCCCCGTGGGGCTCCGATGGCAGTGACGTTCACTTGATGACTCCGATGCGTTGCGTCAGTCGGCGGATCAGTTCGCGGGCTTCTCGCTTGGCGGCCAGCTCGCGGCGGATGCGGGCAGACTCGGCGGCGAGGCGCGCGCGAGCGGTCTCGCTCAGGTAGTAGCGGTTCATCCGAACCTCCGCTCGGCAGCCTTGGCGTCTTGCTCGGCCCACACCTTCTCCATCACGTCGCACGATCGCTCGCAGAGGTAGCGGTCGCGCAGCTCGGCGCGGGCCTTGATCACCACCGCCGGGTCCGTGTCGGTCATGAGCACGAACAGCAGATCGGAGGGCCGCGCCTTGGCGACCTCGACGGTCTTGCCCTGCAGCAGGTAGTAGCCCAGCCGGTTGCAGAAGGAGGCGTCTGCGGTCTTGCCCATGCAGTCGCCGGCGAGCCAATCGCCGAAGGTGCCCACGTCGGCCAACACTTCGTCGAGGCAAATTTCGGTCAGGTCGGCGTTCATGCGGCCTCCTGCGAGCGCTGCGCGCGCAGCACGGCGAAGACGTAGCGCGCGGCGTCGTTCAGGGCAACGCCGGCTTGCATGAGCAGGCGGCAGGCGCCTTGGATGCTGTAGCGTGCATAGGCGCGGGCCAGGACACAGGCGGTGTGAATGGTGGTGGTGTGCATCTCTGTCGCTCCCGCCGCATTCGTTGCGGCATGGGAGAGACTGTAGCGATAGCTATTGCCCGTGTCAATAGCAAACGCTACCCGTCCGAACGGAAGGCGTGAAAAAACCCGCACTCGGCGGGCTGGTCTTGCTGGGGGGCGCTTAGAAGGCTGAGGGGCTAAGCGCGAATTCGCCGCTCGTGCCGTAGCCCATGCGGTAGGTTGTTGGGTGACTCGGGCCGACGATCATCTGCAGCTCGGCCAGGCGGCCAGCGCAGGGCAGGTTTGTCTCGGCGCCGAGCATGTAGCTGCCAGGCTTCAGGTATACAACGACCTTTTCGGCGGTCCGAACTTCGGCGACCGGCGCTCCATTGATCCAGACCTTCGTCCCGCAGGCGCCTGTATTCATGCCGGCATCGCGCTTGATGGTGATAGCGAATGCGCCGGCGGCAGGCTGTACGAATCCTGCGTTGAGGATCCGAGATGCGGGCACAGGTAAGGCCTCAGCGGTGGGGACTGACGTTGTAGCGCAGCCCACCAGGCAGGCCGCCAGGGCAAGTCGGATCATCATGATCGCTCCTTCTTCGCCACGCGGGCCAACACCTCGCGTGTATAGGCCCGGTACACCTCGGCGCGGGTGTGCACGTCTGCCAATAGGGCCTGGCGCTCGTTCTGAGGCAGCACGCGCAGATCCTCGAGGACGGCCCATTCCGACTGCGACGGCGGTGCGCGGCGCGTGAAATCGCCCGGGGGAGGTGGTTCGCTGGCCACCAGAGGGCCGTGATCGAACCAGCCCCTGAATTTGCCGCCTCTCAGCGTTTCGACGGCCGCGATCGTCTTCTCGCTGATCGGGCGCTCCCCCGCGATCATCTGCCGCACGAAGGCCCCGTCTCGGTAGCCCAGGGCCCGCCCGAGCGCGGCGCGGCTATTAAAGTCGGGATGATGCGCTAGGGCATCCAAACGCCTGCGGCGGTACTCCTGATCGGGCGGATGTGGCATTTGCCACAAGGTATCCATCGGGCCGGTAGCCTTGGCTATTTGCATTCCGGTAGCTTCTGCTACAGAATCGGCCCCCATGACGCTGAACGAATACCTACGCCGGCCAGGGTCGCTGACGGTCGCGCAACTGCGCGCCGCCACCGGCGTGAAGAGCGACGCACAGATCCGCCAGTGGCAGCACGGCTATGCCGACCGCGTGCCATCGCCGGAAAACGCGGTGGCGATCGAGCGCGAGACCGGGGGCGCTGTGCGTCGCTGGGATCTGCGGCCGAACGACTGGCACCGCATCTGGCCCGAGTTGGTCGGCGCGGAAGGTGCTCCCGAAGTCGTTGCGGCGTAGGCCATCCATGCGTCGAGCATCGTTGATCGTGATAGCCGTTGCTATCCCACTTGAGGGGGTGGCATGAGCTACATCCCGAAGCCGGGCAGCCCGATCGCACCGCCGCGTGCGGCCGTCACGGTCGTCGCAGCGCCGGCGCCGAGCATCGATCCGCGGCTGCAGGTTTACCCGCGGACGTTCCGCGGTGGAGAACTGTCGCGGCTGGGGATAGGGCGCTATGCGACGGAGGCGGGGACGTGTGCGGCGAGGGCGGTGCGGTGACGGTACGCCAGTTCATCCTGCCGCTGGCCGACGAGCTCGTGATCGATCTCTTCGCCGGGGGCGGCGGCGCAAGCACAGGGATTGAGCAAGCCATCGGGCGGCACGTCGACATCGCGGTCAACCATGACCCAGAAGCGGTGAGCCTGCACCAGACGAACCACCCGCAGACGCTGCACCATGTGTCCGACGTCTTTGAGGTCGACCCTCGCGTGGTGACCGCTGGACGGCCGGTCGGCCTGCTGTGGGCATCACCGGACTGCACCTTCCATTCGAAAGCGCGCGGTGGCAAGCCGTTCCGCGACCGCAACCGCGCGCGACGGCGCCGCGGTCTTGCCTGGGTCGTGTGCCGCTGGGCCCGCGAAGTCAAGCCGCGCATCATCGCGCTCGAGAACGTCGAGGAGTTCCAGCACTGGGGCCCATTGCGCGACGACGGCACGCCTTGCCCGGAGCGCAAGGGGCACACATTCCGCCGCTGGGTCGCCCAGCTGCGCAAGCTTGGCTACGCGGTCGAGTGGCGCGAGCTGCGCGCCTGCGACTACGGCGCGCCGACGATCCGCAAGCGACTGTTCCTTGTCGCGCGCTGCGACGGCGCGCAGATCGTCTGGCCAGCGCCGTCGCATGGGCCCGGCCTGATGCCTTACCGCGCTGCGGCCGAGTGCATCGACTGGTCGATCCCATGCCAGAGCATCTTCGAGCGTGCGCGGCCGCTGGCCGAAGCCACGATGCGGCGCATCGCGCATGGGATCAGGCGCTACGTGCTCGGGGCCGCGCAGCCGTTCATCGTACCGGTGACGCACCAAGGCGACGACCGCGTGCACGCCGCGAACGAGCCGCTCGGCACGGCGGTCGACGGGCAGAAGCACGCGCTCGTGGCGGCCTTCCTGGCGAAGCACTACGGCGGGCACGAGACGCCGGGTGCGCCGCTCGACAAGCCATGCAGCACGATCACAACGCAGGACCATCATCACCTCGTCACCAGCCACCTGGCCAAGCTGCGCGGCACCAGCGCCAGCGCGTCGACTGAATCCCCACTCGGCACCGTCAGCGCGCAGGGCACGCATCACGCCGAGGTTCGCGCCCTGCTCACCAAGTTCTATGGGCAGGGAGGGCAGGACCAGGATCTGCGCGACCCGCTGCACACGATCCCGACGCATGACCGGTTCAGCCTGGTGACTGTGCACGGCGAGTTGTACGCCATCGCCGACATCGGCATGCGCATGCTGCAGCCGCGCGAGTTGTACCGGGCGCAGGGATTCCCCGACAGCTACGTGATCGACCGCGGCGCAGACGGCCGCACGCTGTCCAAGGCGGCACAGGTTCGCATGTGCGGCAACTCGGTCGCGCCGGCTGTCGCGATGGCGGTGGTCGCGGCGAACTACGCCGAGCGGGCGGCGCTTCAGGAGGCCGCATGACGGTCACCAATATCGCTCTGCCGGAGCACGACGCGAAGCGTTTCGCGACGTTGCGCGCGACCGCTGCACTGGCCGGGTTCGAGCTGCACACTGACCCGCAATGCGGCTTCTACGCGACACGCTGGGGGCAGCTGCGCATGTTCGATAGCCTCGACGAGGTGGAGGGGTGGCTCGAGATGGAGCGGCGGGGCGCATGAACTTCTTCAAGCTCTACATCGGCGACTACCAGCGCGACACCGCGCACCTGTCAGTCACGGAGCACGGTGCGTACATGCTGATGCTGCAGCACTACTACGCGACCGAGAAGCCGTTGCCAACAGGCAAGGCGCTGCACCGAATGCTGAGGGCCACCGACAAGGCCGAGCGTGATGCGATCGACTCCATTGCGTCGCAGTTTTGGCGCACGACTGATGCAGGCCTCGTGAACGATCGAGCCGACCAGGAGCTGCACAAAGCGTCTGAGCAAGCGGAGACGAATCGTCGCATCGCCGTGGAACGAGAGGACGCACGAAAACGAGCACGCGAGAAGCACGACCAGAGCACGAATCGTGCAACGAACGATGAACCTAACCAGACACCAGACACCAGACACCACTCGGTGTCAGAGACACCTCGAATTCAGGGGAACCTCCTCCCTTCGGTCGGAGGTTGCGGCGCGGCGCCTTCGGCACACGCACCGCCGACTCCGCCGCCCGCCTTCGACGGCCTCAACGCCGAAGCCCTCAACGGCAAAGCCGTGGTGCCGATCGCAGCCGGGTTCCAGTTGCCGGAAGACTGGGGCAACGACGCGCTGGCCCTGGGCTTCAAGGCGACCGAGGCGCTCCGCGAGGCCGAGAGGTTCCGGCAGTACTGGGTCTCGGGCAAGGGGGCGGGGACGCGCCGCAGCGTGAAGGGCTGGCGGCAGACGTGGAGCAACTGGCTCGACAAGGCCGCGAAGGAGACGCGATGAGTGCACGCAAGCCGAAGGCGTTCGCGGATGTGCGCAAGGAGACGGCCGAACGCATGGCCGAAACCCCGGCGGATGACCACATCCCATGCCGGTATTGCGGCACTGCAACACCGCGCTCCACGCTGTCGAGTTTCGGCGCCCGGTGCAGGCCATGCTACGACCAGTTTTTGCGGGTCGGCTACAGCGGCGCGCACCCTCCGGAGCAGGTCGCGCGATCGCCGCAGGTCGCAGCCGACGCGGCCAGGTTTCGGGCGCACGGGGCAGGTGTGCCGAACGCCTTCGCCGGCCTGGCCGCAGCCATCGAGGCCAAGCGAGCCCAGCGGGCCATCCCGCAAGGCCTGGCCGACGACGACGTCAACGCGATGCTGCAGCAGGAGGCGTCATGAGCGGCGCCGCATGTCTGGGGGGCTTCTGCCAGATCCGCAGCCGCTGCGGCCGGCATCTGCAGGAGGACCGCGCCGTGGTGGTCGAGCGGCTATGCGAGCGGGGCCGGGAGACGCTGCATCAGGCCACGGACGGCGTGATGGTGCGCAAGGATGGGTGGGTGGAGCTGATGACGCCAGAGGCCTACGCCCGATCGGGCGCGCGTTTGGGGAAGGCATGAGCCACGCCACCCAGACCCCCACCGTCGATGCCCTGTGGCCCGGGTTCCAGTGCATCCGCTGCGGCCGCCGGGCAATGCGCGATGGCAGCGGCAGGCGGTTCTACGCCGGCTTCCAGCAGCTGGTCTGCGCCAGGTGCAAGGCGGAGATTGACCGACGGAGGACGCCATGACCTACCCAGCATGCAAGGGCGACTGCGGGCAACGCGGCGCGGAGCACTGCCCGCACCCCGAACAGTGCCAGGAGGGGGCGCCATGGCCATTCTCTGGGCGCTGGAGCGCCATCGATGTGGTGCTGCTGATTCTGCTGTGCGTGGTGGTCGCTGACATGCTGGAGCGGGCCTACCGATGATCGCCCGCCTTTTCGCGATCGACCCAGGCACCACAGAATCCGGGTGGTGCATCCTCGATCAAGGCAGGGTCGTCGACTCCGGCGTGCACCCGAACGCCGACATGCTGCCGTGGATCAAGCACGGCCAGCGCTGCGACGCGCTCGCGATCGAAATGATCGCTGGCATGGGCATGACGGTCGGCCAGACGACCTTCGACACTGTGCGGTGGATCGGCCGGTTTCAGCAGGCATGGAGGGAACCCGACGAGGTGCTGCTGGTGTTCCGACGCGACGTGAAGTTGGAACTCTGCGGAAACCCGCGGGCGAAGGACTCCAACATTCGCCAGGCGCTGATCGACCGGATCGGTGAGCCCGGCACGAAGAAGACGCCCGGCCCGACGTACGGCTTGAAGTCGCATGCATGGTCGGCGTTGGCCGTGGCGGTGACAGCGCAAGCGAGGGCGGTATGAGCACCGACACCACCCAAGCCGAGCTTTCCGTCGCGGTTGCCTTGATGACCTGCGAGAACTGCCGCACGGCGGCGGCCGGCCCGCATCACGGATTCACGCAGGGTTGCATCGGCTGCTGCGCCCGAACCGTCGCCAGATCACCCCAATTCGATCGGGTTCGTCGGAGTGGGTTGCAGGATAGGGCCTATCGGTCGCTGCTCGCGCAGTTCGCAGTGACACACGAGCAGGCAAAGGAGGCCTTCCGCCTTGATGCGCTGCACAAGACTACAACCACCGAAGGGACGACATGAAACGAGCCATCACCACCGCAGCCATGCTGCTGGCCATCACCGCCCACGCTACGGATCGCGAGCACATCCCCAAGCCTATGCCGCAGCTGCAGCCGGCGCAGAGCGTTACCAACAGCGCCACGCAGAGCCAGACGCAGAACCAGACCCAGGGCAACACACAAAGCATGAGCCCCACGTATGACGGCGGCAACAGCTTTGCGTTTGTGAGCATCCCCACCTTCGCCACGCCGTTGCCGGCCGGCCTGTGCCCCAAGGGCGACAGCGAGAGCTTCAGCATCCTGTGGGGCCTGTTCAGCCACGCCAAGAGCACCACCCGCAGCGAGATGGAGTGCCTGCATCTCGTGCTCGCGGCACGGCCTGCCGAGCCGCGCCTGCCACCCGTGGCGGCCGAGTGCCTGCACCCGCCGGCCAAGCCGGCAGCACCAGCCAAGGCCAAGCCGGCGCGCGTGGCAAACCCCGATCGCTGCAAGCCGTGATCGCGATCGACATCCGCACCAGCGTCGACCAGGTGGCCCGCAGGCTGGGCAATCTGGCGCAGGACATCAGGCAAAAGGCCACCGTCTCGGCGGTCAACAAGACCATCGACCAGGGCCGGACGCAGATGATCAGGTCGATCACGAGGGAATTCAACGTCACGGCAGGCTACGTGCGCGAACGACTGAGGGTGCGCAGGGCGAGCCTGAAGCAGGGCGCGTTCCTCGTCGAGGGCTCACTGATCGGCGGGAAGCGCGGGGTAAAGCGGTCCGCCAACATCATCGCCTTCGTCGAGCGCAAGACATCGCTCGCCCAGGCGAAGAAGCGGCGCAAGGCCGGCACGCTGAATCAGCTGTTCGTCAAGGTCAAGCGCACCGGACCAGCTAAGCCTCTGAAAGGCGCATTCATAGGCAACAAGGGGCGCACCGTATTCGAGAGGGAGGGCAAGGCGCGCCTGCCCATCAAGCCGGTGCAGGTGATCGACGTCGGCCAGATGTTCAACACCCGCCGCATCAATGGGCCAGTGCGCGACTTCATGCAGCGTAAGTTCCCCGAGGTGTTCGAGCGTGAAGCGAAGTTCTATGTCAGCCGGTTCAATCAGAAGTGATTGAGGGTCCCTCCACAGACTTGGCTGCACGGCAGCGAAGCGGCGCGAAATCGCGCTAGTAAGTGGCCGCTGACATTGTAAATTCCTGGAATGCATGACGACGCAAGCCGATATAGCCCGCGGATTGAATGTCAGTCCCGCCCTGGTGACGCGCTACAAGCGGGCCGGCATGCCCACCACATCGGTGGAAGCCGCGGCGGCCTGGAAGGCTGCGCACGTCCGGCAACGCATTGACGACGCTTCGGCGAAGGCGAACGGCAAGCCGCGCGTCAACGCACACCAGCCGAGCGCCTACCAAGACGCCCGCACACGGTGGGCAATTTCTGAGGCCGAGGAGCGCGAACTTAGCGTCCTGGAGCGCAAGGCGGCGCTCGTCCGCCGAGAGGTCGTTCGGTCTGAGATGGCGCGGATCCTGGTCGGGCTCCGGCAGTCGCTGCTGCAGGTCCCGGCGCGACTTCAGTCCGTGCTCGCCGCCGAGTCCGACGAGATCAAGGTGCACGACATCTTGCAGGACGAGATGGATCAGATCCTGACCCAGGTCGCGGAGTACGCCCAGTGACCACACTGGCCGAACGCCTAGAGGGGGAATTCGACGCGCAGTCGCGCGATCTGGCGCGAGAGCTGATCCGCGAATTCATGCGCCCACCGCCTCGGCAGACCGTCACCGAGTGGGCCGAATCCGAGCGCTACTTAAGCAGCGTCGAAAGCTCGGAGCCTGGGCCCTACCGCGTGACCCGGACTCCCTACGCCCAGGAGCCGCAGGATTGCATGAGTCCGCGCAGCGCGGTGGAGGAGGTCGTTCTACAGTGGGCAGCGCAGACCGGCAAGACATCGGCGCTCCTGAATTGCCTCGGGTCCGCCATCGCGAACAACCCGGGCCCGATCATGATCGTCTGGCCGACGAACACCGTCGCCAAGCGCAACAGCCGGCAGCGGATTGCCCCGCTACTCACTGGCAGCCAGCAGTTGCGCGAGCGCGTTGCCCAGAATCGCAGTCGCGACAAGGCGAACACCACCCTCCTGAAGGAATTCACCGGCGGTGTTCTGGTCGTGGCAGGAGCCAACAGCGCGGCCGATCTGCGATCTACCCCGGTGCGGGACCTGTATCTCGACGAGGTGGACAACTTCCCGCACGACGTCGACGGCGAAGGCGACCCGTCGAAACTCGCCGAGGCGCGGCAGACCACCTTCACCAGGCGCAAGCGGCTGCGCACGAGCACGCCGACGACGAAGGGCTACAGCCGCATCGAGGCGGCGCTGCTGGCGTCCGACAACTGCCGGCTCCACGTTCCGTGCCCGCACTGCGGGGCGATGCAGCAGCTTGAGCTCGGCATCTCCGAGCCCTGGGGGCTGAAGTGGGACAAAGCCCCCAGCGGGGCGCCGATCGCGGCATCTGTGCACTACGTCTGCCGCGAGTCCGGGTGCGTCATCAAGGAGCACCAGAAGCCTGGCATGTTGGCCGCCGGCCGATGGGTGCCGCTCAACCCCGGCGCACAAGGCGGCCGGGTTCGGGGCTTCCAGCTGTCGGGGCTCTACAGCCCGCTCGGCTGGCTCGCGTGGCGCACGATAGCCCAGGAATGGCACGATGCCCGGAAGGCGGAGGAACGCGGCGACGCATCGCTCATGCGCGTCTTCGTCAACACCCGCCTCGCCGAGACCTACGAAGAGTCCGGCGACCGCGTCGCGTCGAGCGAGCTGCAGAGAAGGGCGCAGGACATTCCGCTGGGCATCGTGCAGTGGGGGCACTACGTTCGCACGCTTGGCGTCGACGTGCAGGGCGACCGGCTGGAGGTCTTCGACTGGGCGTGGGGCCGCGGGATGTGCAGCCAACTCGTCGCGGTGCGCATCATCTACGGCGACCCTGCGCTTCGCGAGGATCAGGCGGGGTCCCCGTGGGGCGAACTCACCAAATACAGAGAGACTCCTGTCGAGCACGCCAGCGGCCACGAGGCGCCGCTTTTGGCCTGCGCGATCGATTCGGGTGGCCACCACACGCAGCAGGTCTACGCCTACGCCAGAGACCATCGGCACGAGCACGTCATCGCCGTCAAGGGCTCGTCGCAGAGAGGCAAACCGATCCTGGGCAAACCCACGGCAGTCGATCTGAACCGCCGGGGAGAGAAGGTCAAGCAAGGCGCTAAGGTCTGGCCGGTGGGCCCAGACACAGCGAAGGCTGTCTTGTTCGGCCGCATGCGCGTCGATACGCCGGGCCCCGGTTACATCCTGCTCAGCAGCAACCTCTCGCCGGAGGTGTTCGACGGTCTCACGTCAGAACGCCTCGTCGGTCGCTACGTCAAGGGCCGCCACAAGCTCGAATGGGTGCCTGTGCCTGGAGTCAGAAACGAGCCGCTGGACGGCGCAGTCTATGCGCTCGCTGCTGCTCATTTCCGAGGTGTTGACCGTTGGAAGGATGGCGGCGAATGGTCGACCTGGCAGCAGAGGCTCGAACCTTCAGGTGAGCGCAAGGTGAAGCCACCTCCGAAGCCGGAGCCAGCATCCGAGCGCCGGCCGGTCAAGGGCGGCAAGATTTCCTTTGACGGCATGCGCCGCTTCGGGCGATCCTGATGGACCGCGAAGACGTCCTTACCTACATCGTCGTCGAGACTCTCAAGCGAGCCAGGGTCGACGGCGGAGAAATCGTCCGAACGGCCCACCGCATCATTGCCGGCCTTCGGCAGGAGCTGGGCGGGGATCGATACTACATCCCAAAGACCGCCCCGATTCTGGACGCCGAAGACGAACGGCGGCACCGCATCGTCAAGGATGCGTTGACCCCGATGTCGACCGCCGACGTCCAGCGGGCACACGGTGTCAGCCGGTCCACGATTTACCGGCTCGTGAAGCGATACGCAACCCGTAAGGGCTGATGTCGCACGCTTTGCCTGTCGCTGAGACAAGCCCGCCCATAGCATCGCGCCGGCAAGGAGCATTGATGGCCGGAATCACGCTCGCCCAAGCCGAGGCGCAACTCGCCCTCTACCTCGCCGCAGAAGCCGCCGTGCTCTCGCGGCAGAGCTACACCATTCACGGCCGGCAACTCACGCTCGCGAATCTGGAAGAGATCCAGCGCGGAATCGAAGTCTGGAACACACGTGCGGCTCAACTTGAGGCCACGTCCGGCACCGGCCGTACCAGGGCCCGGACGATCGTACCGAGCGCGTGATGCGGCAGCGCGAACTTCCGCAGAATCTGTGGGATAAGGTCGTCGCCTACTTCAGGCCCGACGTCGCCCTGCGCATGATGCAGCAGCGCGGGGCCTTGGCCATTGCTGGTGGGTACACCGGCGCCAGACTCGACAGGGCACAGACGGCCGCATGGAAGACACGCGCCGGATCGCCTGACGCCGACCTGATCCCGGATCTGCCGAAACTGCGCGAACGCAGCCGCGACCTGGCGCGAAACGCGCCCGTCGCAACCGGCGCCATCGAAACCACTGTCGCCCACGTCGTCGGAACCGGCCTCAGTTGCACGCCGCAGGTCGACGCCGAGTTCCTCGGCCTGAGCCAGGAACAGGCCGCGCAGTGGCAGAAAGACGTCCGCCGCCGCTTCCGAACATGGGCCGACAGCACCGAGTGCGACTTGTCTCGACAGCTGAGCTTCTACGGGCTTCAGGCCCTCGCCTTCAGGGCGACTATCGAGAGCGGTGACGCGTTCGTGCTTACACCAACCGCCACCCGTCCAGGCCGCCCAGCGCAGATCGCGCTGCAACTGCTGGAGGCAGATCGCGTCAGCACTCCCCGAGGTATGGCCGACTCGCCGACGATGGTCGACGGCATCCAGATCGACGCGAACACCGGCGAGGAACTCGCCATTCACGTGACGGACCGCCACCCGGGCGAGATTGGCCGAGAAGCCATGACGTGGCGCCCTGTCGCGGTCCGCGGCGCCAAGACCGGCCGGCGCAACGTGCTGCACCTGTACCGCCCAAGCCGGCCCGGGCAACGCCGCGGCGCGCCGATGTTGTCTCCGGTGATCGAGCAGATCAAGCAGATCGGCACGTACACGAACGCCGAACTTCAGGCCGCGGTGACGTCGGGGCTGTTCTCGGTGTTCCTCAAAATGGACCCGATCGCATTCCAAGACTTGTTCGACGAAGACGCGCAAGGTGCGCTTGTCGACCGCGCGAAGGGCTGGTCCGGCGAGATGGAAGCGGGCCAGGCGGTCAACCTGCTGCCCGGCGAGGAACCCGTCACCAGCAATCCGGGCCGCCCCAATGCGCAATTCGACCCATTCGTCCAGTCCGTGCTCGTGCAGATAGGCATGGCGCTGGGCATCCCAGCCGAGGTGCTGACGGCGCACTTCCAGTCGAGCTACTCCGCTGCCAAGGGTGCCATTCTGCATGCGTGGAAGTTCTTCATGGGCTGGCGCGACTGGCTGGCCTGCGGTTTCTGCCAGCCGGTTTACGAACTGTGGCTCGCCGGCGAAGTGGCCGCGGGTCGAATCGCTGCGCCGGGCTTCTTCTCCAGCGACGTGGCTCGCGCCGCGTGGTGCGGCTGCCAGTGGGTCGGCGACGGCCCCGGCAGCCTCGACCCCGAGAAGGAAATCAACGCCGCCGAGCGGCGCATCGCCGTCGGCGTCAGCACCCGCCAGGCCGAGAGCATCCTGCACGACGGCGTGGACTGGGAAACCAAGCACGCCCAGCAGGTCAAGGAGCGGCAGGCGCGCATTCGCGACGGGCTCGAGCAAGACACCACGCCGCAGCCAGCGCCGCCGCCGGCGGTGCCAGACGACGAGCCAGACGCGAACACGCGCGCAATGGCCGCATCAATGGCCGCCGTTGCCGCGCAGCTCGGCGAGCTGGCAGCTAGGCCGGCGGCAGCACCCATCGTGAACGTGACGCCGGCGCCGGTGACGGTGATGGCCGGCGATGTGAATCTGCCGGACGGGCTGGTGCACCTGGAGGCAACGCTCCCGTCGCCCGAAGTCCACAGCCACGTGACCGTCGAGCCAGCGCAGGTTAGCGTCGTCAGCGCTCCGGCTCAGGTCACCGTCGTGCAGCAGCCGCCGGCGCGCACGCGGCAAACAATCGTTCGCAACAGCGACGGTGAGATGCACTCGATCATTTCGGAGCCTATCGCCGCCGCACCTGACCAGAGGTAGCTATGGCCATCGGCACCGATTTTGAGATCCAGAACGACAAGGACATCCGGTACATCGGCGCCGCCCACGGCGCGAGCGGTGCCGGCTACTACACGGTGCTGGAGCTGCACCGGTGGCTGCAGGACCTGGCCGACGACGCATCGAGCACGAGCGACGACTTCCTCGACATCACGCGCGACACGCCGTCGGACAAGTCGTTCGACACGATCATCAACCTGATCAACTCGTACAACATCGACGCCACCGCGTCGGAGCACCTGTACGGCGGTTCGATCATCCAGAGCAACGGTGACGTCATCTACGACGGTATCCAGATCGTCGCGAACGCCGGCGCGCACGTGGAGCTCGTGCAAAACGGCGCGCTGATAGCGAACGATTTCTGGAACTCGATCCCGTTCGGGTCCAGCAACAAGGGTCTCAATCCGGACTCGGCCAATGGCATCGCGATGCGGTTCATCGTGCAGGTTCGCACCGGCGCCGCGGACATCGACGGCCGGCGCTTGATCGCCCAGACGCGGGAGTGGGGGAAGACCTACTCCGAGTTCAAGGTCAACGGGACCAGCCGTGGCATCAACGTGGTGCCGCTCACCTACGCCGACGACCTGAACAACACCACGGCCGAAGCGACCGTGGCGACCTGGACCACGATCACCAACACCGAGGGCTACCGGCTGATCGACGTCACCAACGACTCGATAACCGAGCCGTACTACAGCGAGTGGAACAAGGCGACGTTCTCGATCAACCAGTTCTACGAGCGGATGAAGTGGTTGACGCGGCGCGGCAGCGCGTCGACGATCTACGGTCTCAACGGTGAGCTGTTCCGTGGCATCACGCATCAGATCACCATCGACACGCCGACCGGCACGTTCAACGCGCAGGAGGGTGTGACGTGGTCCGGAGGCACGGGCCGCATGGTCGCGATCAACTCGCCGACCGCCGGCACGACCATGTGGATTCAGTTGCTCACCGGCGTGGCCCCGACAGACAACCAGACGATCACCGGGTCGACCAGCGGCGCGACATGTCTGGTCAACGTCACCGTCACCGAGCGGACGCTGAGTTTTCCGTTTTGCGGCATCTCGACCGGCTCGGCGATCATCGGCGCGTACGGCTTCGGCATCGAGGCGCTGGACCTGTCGGCGTCCGACAAGGTGTTCGATCTCACGAACACCCTGCGTCAGCCGCCGAACTTCGTGACGTTCACCGTCAACGGTATCGTCAGCGGCGAGGACTACGTGCTTGTTGCGCCGAACGACGCCGGATCGATCGATCTGAACCAGTTCACGTTGAATGGTGCACTGACCGGCGCCGCGGTGACGAGCGTGGTGGTTAACGAAGCGATCCCGACCGACACGCCGAGCACCGGCACGATCCGCATCCAGCGCGCAAACGGCGCGTACTCGCGGCACCCGTACAGCGCTGTCAACTCCGGCACGAAGACATTCACGATCACGTCGCACGATTTCAGCACCAACAACGCGGCGAATGGCGCGAACACGTACCTCAGCTACATCGACAAGCTGGCCGCGTCGACGAGCGAGAGTTTCACGGCGGTGTACTCGGGCAGCGACCGCAGCCTCTACATCCGCGTGCGCGACGGCGGCAGCACACCTATCAAGACCTTCGAGTCGACCGGCACGCTGGGTTCGGCTGGCGGATCTGCGACCGCCGTGCGCACCAGCGACGCCTAAACGGAGGGCGGTATGGCCCGCATCCGAGACTTTGCTGTCACCGAGCAGGGCAGCACCACGTCTACCTCGATCGTCTGCAACATGCCGGAGCACGTCGCTGGGGACGTGCTGATCCACTTTTCATCGAAGGACGGCGCCGTCGCAATCAACGCGACAGCCGGGTGGACGAACATCCAAGACGGACTGACAGCCGGCTGTGCGTACCGCAGTGAGTTCAAGAGCGCCGCCTCCAGCGCCGAGACGCTGACACTGGTAACCGGCACGGCCGAGAACTGGACCGTGGTCGTGGTGTCGATCGAGGGCGCGGACGGTTCCAGCCTGGCGAACCTGATCGCGGATTCCGGTGGCGCGACCGCCGAGAGCGGAGCCGACGACACGGCCATGCCGTTCGCCGGACCCAGCGACACGACGAACACCGACGCGAACTGCCTCATCCTGCACGCCTGGTTCAGCGACTCCGGGCTGAGCCCAACCGCCTACGCGCCGTTGACGAACGTCTACGCGGGTGACAACGGCGCGAATTCAGTCGGGGTCGCGTATACCTATCAGCGGACGGCCGGTTCGATTACGGCCGCCAACTGGTTTGGCCGCGCGAACGACGACGGCCGCGGCATCGTGCTGGCAATCAAGGACACCAGCTCTGACGCCAAAGTGCCAGGGTACAGTGACGCCGCAGTGAGCAACGGGCAGGTGTTGAAGACGATGGTCGGCCTCGCGACGACCGAATCCGATAGCTGGCCGGTGGCGCTGACAATCCCGACGATCGGCGACGACTTCGACTACGTGCAGCGCGACGTGTCCGGTGCGTTCACCGACTTCACGGCCGCCACGAACAACACGACTGCGTCGGACGTGACGTTCGGCACTGCGGTCGGCGACATCATGTACTTCGGCGGCACCGAACGGTTCCAGGCAGTGGTCCTGAACGTAGCGACGGCCGGGGTAGCCGGCGTGCTGGCCTGGGAGTACTACAACGGCTCATCGTGGGTCTCGACAGGCGTCACCGGCTCGAGCCTGCTCGCTACCGGCCAGACGCTCATCACGTGGAGCACGGCGGCCGTGGCGGCCATGACGTCGACAACCATCAACAGCCAGACGTATTTCTGGATTCGCGCGCGCGTGACGACGCTGTACACGACAGCGATCGTGCTGACGCAGGGCCGCAAGGGCGGGCGCACCGCCACGTACTCGGCGGCCACGGCCTCGGGCGACAACGGAACGAATCCGTACACCGACGGTGCGTCGCATGCCGGATCGAGCACAACGACAACACTGTCCGGGTTCGAGCACCAGTACGGCACGGCGCTGGACATGGACACCGGGCTGATCTACGGTACGTTCCGCGCAGCTCTGCGACGCGACCTCGACATCGACCCGAGCTTCCCGATGCCGGTCTCCGATCCGGGCGGGCTGCAAGTGACGTTCCTCGACTCGTCCGCCAACTACGCCAGCTACATCATCCAAGCCCGCGGCGCCAAAGACGTCGACCCAGACGGCCGCAATGTGTTTGCGCTCGACTGGAATGGGGCTGCGACGGCGTGGGCTCTGCGCGGCGCGGTGAACAAGAGCAGCGTCACCCGCAGCATCTGGACCAGTCTGGCGCAAGCCGGCGCCGTTGCGCGGGTTTACTCGATGCTCAACTTGGTGACGCGCCTCTCAGTGGCCGGCGGCTCGTCTACCGAGCCGCTGGACTTCGACGACGTGGTTTACGTGGTCAACAACTCGTGCGGCCTGTTCCCGTTCATCAAGCAGTCCGGCGCCGCGGCGACCTCCTACGTACCGCTGCAGTTCGGCGGCGGCGACAAGTTGTGCTTGTCGGTCGACAAGGTGACGCTGCAATTCCCGCGTGTGTACGACGGTGTCGACTACTTTACGTGGAACGCGGCAGCTAACGTTGCGGGCGTCAAGTTCTACCCGAAGAGCACGGACGTGTGCAAGTGGACGAACTGCCTGTTCACAAGCCCGAGCCCGTACCGCTGGGAGTTCGACTCGGCGATGTCCGGCAGCGCGACCATCGACTTCACCGGCTCCACGGTCGTCGGCGCCACGGTCACGCTGCAGTCGGCGCTCACGCTGGACCAGGTGTCGTTCATCTCGTGCCCGACGTTCACGCTCAACGCCGCCACGCTGACCAACTGCTCGTTTACCGGCACGACCGTGGCCGCGGCCAGCCCTGGCGCCGCGGACAACATCTCGGACAGCAGCTTCACATCGAGCGGCACCGGCCACGGCATGACGATCACCGGGACGGCGGCGGACATGACGCTCGATGGCGTGACGTTCACCGGGTACGCCGCGTCGAACGGCTCCACCGGCAACGAGGCGATCTACGTCAACATCGCCAGCGGCAGCATGACGATCTCGATCACCGGCGGGGGCTCGACGCCGAGTATCCGGACCGCCGGTGCCACGGTGACCGTGGTGAACGCGGTGACGGTCAAGGTAACCGCCAAGGACGCTGACACGTCAGCAGCGATCCAGTCCGCGCGCGTACTGCTCTACGCCAGCACCGGGACCACGGTCACGATCACCCGGTCCGGCTCGACGGCCACCGTCACGCACACCGCGCACGGCAAGGCGAACGGCGACAAGGTCATCATCAGCGGCGCAGATCAGGGCGAGTACAACGGCGTCAAGACGATCTCGAACGTCACTACGAACACCTACGACTACACGGTCAGCGGCACACCGACGACACCGGCGACAGGGACGATCACGAGCTATCGGGTCATCCTCGACGGCACCACCGACGCCAGCGGCATTCTGCAAAACACGGCGTTTGCCTACACCACCGACATAGCGGTCACCGGGCGCGTGCGCAAGGGCAGCGCGGCGACGTTCTACAAAACCAGCCCGCTCTCCGGCACGATCACGACTGCCGGTCTCGACTTGACGGCGTTCCTGGTGAAGGACACCTGACATGGCGATCTCGGTCAACCTGGCGACCAAGCTCATTACGGTGCCGCAGTCCGACCTGACGTCGGTCAGCGGAACGCTGTACGAGCTGGATGTCGATTGGTTCCGTCTCGCCCTCAAGGACTTCGAGGACGGTGAGGACGGCATCGTCATGCCGACCACGCACAACCACAACACGGTGGTCGTGCTGTCGGGCGTGTCCTATGCGCGCGCTGTGGAGATCATCAACGGCTACACCGTGGCGTTCCAGGACACGGGCAGCCCGTACACGGTTCGATGCGTCGGGGCGAACCACAACCTGGCCGACGTGTTCGTGCCGGGCACGAGCGAGGTCTCGCTGATCATCGGCAACTCGGCGGGCCTGATCCAGGTGTCCAGCGGCAGCGGCCTATCAAGCGGGCAGGCAACGCAGCTCGACGAGCTGCATAAGCTGCACGGCCTGGCGGCCGGCGTTCCGCTGGTGGTGACGGACACATCACGGTCGGCCGGGACGATCGAACAGGACATTGAGACCGCGGGATCGACGGTCACCGTGACCAGGGGCTGACGTGCAACTCACCCCACTGGCCGTCGCGCTACAGGGCATCGGCTACGGTAGCCATTTGACGGCCGTGCAGGGCCTTGCGGTCGTTGAAGAGCCGCCCGCGGCAAACCGTCCGGTGCTGGTCATCACCAGGGCTTGGCTGCAGCGCATGCGAGCTAGGCGCGAGGCGCTGAAGCCGGCACGAAAACAACGAGAGCGCACCAGGGAAGAAGCCGAGGAAGAGGCCGGAGAAATCGAGCGGCGTCTGAAGCGAGACGCTTCCAGGCGGGCGGCAGACGCTGCCGCCAACGCTGCGGAAGAGGCCGCCCGCGGCGCACGTCGCATCGCAAAGCGGCGAAGGCAGGAAAAGGAAATTCTGGTGCTCCTGGCCTGACCCGGCCGGTCGTCTCACGCTTTGCCTGTCAGTGAGACGCCCCAACGCGAAGAATCCCCGGCGCAATGAGTGTGCTCGACGTCCTCACTTCGCCATGGGCAATCCAGCGCGCCAAGCTGCTGGAAATCCAGGAAATCTACCTCGCGCACAGCAGGGGCGAGAAGCCCGATCTTGACGCCATCGAAGCGCGGATCGGCAAGCCGCTATCCAACGAGCCGAAGGCCTACAGCCTCTTCGACGGCGTGGCCGTGCTTCCGATCGAAGGCATCCTGGCCAAGCGGGCAAATCTGTTCATGCAGGTCTCTGGCGGCACGAGCATGGAGCTCGCCGCGAACGAAGTCCGAAAGGCCGCCGCCGACCCGCAGGCCCACAGCATCATCCTCGCGGTCGACAGCCCAGGCGGCACGGTCGACGGCACGCAGGCCCTGGCAGCCGCAGTCCGGGCCGCCGGTGAGACGAAGCCGGTGGTCACTGTGGCCAGCGGCACCATGGCAAGCGCCGCCTACTGGGTAGGCTCTGCCGCCTCTCAGGCCTTCATCGCCGACGCGACCACATCGGTCGGTAGCATCGGCGTCGTCGTCTCGCACGTCGACGTGTCGGGGGCGGAGGCTCAACGGGGCGTCAAGACCACCGAGATTTCCGCCGGCAAGTACAAGCGGGTTGCCAGTCAACACGCGCCACTGACCGAAGAGGGCCGGCAGACCCTGCAGGATCAGGTCGACCACATCTACAGCGTCTTCGTCGACGCGGTGGCCCAACACCGTGGCGTCACGCCGGAAACCGTGCTTGAGCGCATGGCCGACGGCCGCGTCTTCATCGGGGAGCAGGCTGTGAAGGCTGGGCTTGTCGACGGCATCCGCACGATCGATCAAGTGATCGCCGATCTCAATTCCCGCCGGGCGAACCCGGCAGTCACGCAAGGAGCATCCATGCCCATCACCCGCGAACAACTCGCGGCCGAGGCGCCCGATCTGATCGCGGCGCTGCAGGCCGAAGGCGCCACCGCCGAGCGCGAGCGCATCCAGGCCGTCGAGGCGCAGAGCATGGCCGGCCACGAAGCGCTGATCTCCGGCCTCAAGTTCGACGGCAAGACCACCGGCCCCGAGGCCGCGGTCGCCGTGCTGGCCGCCGAGCGCCAGTCGCGCAAAAAGGCCGGCGCCGATCTGGCCGCCGATGCCCCGCAGCCGGTGCCGACCGCTCCGGTTCAGACGTACACGGCTCCGGCCAAGCCCGAGCCTGCGATCGACCCGACGCTCCCCGTCGAGCATCGCTGCAAGCTGCAATGGGACGCCGACGCGTCGCTGCACCGCGAGTTCAGCTCGCTCGGTGCCTACACCGCCTATGTGCGCGCGTCCGAGAAGGGCGTAGCACGGATCATGCACAAGCAAGGAGTCTGACATGGCCACTCTCGCAGCCGACAAGGTCCGCGCGTTCGAACTGACCGGCACGCCGGATCTGAACGACCTGCCCATGGTGGCAACGGACATCATCTACGAAGGCGCGGCGGTCGGCGACTCGTCAGGCCTCGCCCGCCCCTTGGTCGCCGCCGACGCTTTCATGGGCTTCGCCGAGCGCCAGGCCGACAACTCTGCCGGCGCCGCCAGCGCCAAGAACGTGCGGGTGCGTTCGCGAGGCTACGTGCAGCTCGCGGTGACTGGCGTCGCCGGCGCTGACGATCACGGAACCTCCGTCTACGCCAGCGACGACGACACGTTCACCAATGTCTCGACCGGCAACTCGGCCATCGGCAAGGTGCACCGTTGGATCAGCGGCACCACGTGCATCGTCTACTTCGAGGCCGCGGCGCTGCGCTCGATCTGATCGCCTGACCATCCAAGGAGCAAGCAAACATGGGCGCTTCCGCACTTTCAAGTCGAGCCATCATCGGCGAGTTCTACGCCACTCTGGAGCAGGACATCGGGGGCACCTACGTCCCCGGTATCTCAAACTACTTCACGAGCAATCAGGAGTCCGAGACCTACAAGTGGCTCGGCCAGGCTCCGCAGATGCGCGAGTGGATCGGTGGCCGACAGGCCAAGGCGCTGCGCGATGCCGGCGTGACGATCACGAACAAGACCTACGAGGGCACCCTCGAAGTCTTGATGGACGAGATCCGCCGCGACAAGACCGGCCAGGTGATGGTGCGTGTGCGCGAACTGGCTCAGCGCACGAACAGCCATTGGGCCAAGCTGCTGTCCGAGCTGCTGATCGCCGGCGAAACTACAGCCTGCTACGACGGCCAGTTCTTCTTCGACACCGACCATTCGGAGCATGACAGCGGTACGCAGAGCAACGACCTGACGAGCGACATCACCACCACAACGGCGCCCACCGCCGGCGAGGCGGAGACCGCGCTGTTGAAGTCCATGGAGGCCATCATCGGCTTCAAGGACGACCAGGGCGAGCCGATGAACGAAGGGGCGAAGAGCTTCCTCGTGATGGTGCCGGTGCCGTTCATGTCGAGCTTCGCTGCCGCGATCGGCAGCGAGATCATCGTCGACGCTTCCACGAGCCGGACGAACCGCATCTTGACGCTGGGTGCACTGGGCGGCTTCACCGTCGAGCTGGCAGTCAATGCGCGCCTGACGTGGACCACCAAGTTCGCCACCTTCCGCACCGACAGCGAGACGAAGGCGCTGATTCGGCAGGAGGAAGAGGGCGTCACCGTTGACGCGCTGGCCGAGGGCTCCGAAGAGGAGTTCAAGAACAAGCGCCACCTTTACGGCGTGAAGGCCATCCGCAACGTCGGCTACGGCTACTGGCAGCGCGCCTGCCTGACGACGTTCACCTGATCGACCATGTTCGTTGAGGACCTCAGCGTGTTCTTCGATGTCGGTGGCGGGTTCGCTGTCGACGCGTTGCGCACGCCTGCTGGCGGTTCGGTCGAGGCAACGGCGAAAGCCGTCATCTTTGACCACGACGGCTTGAATGTCGAGGAGTTCGGCGTCGTCACGGAGGCGCCCGCGTTCGTGGTTCCATCGAGCACCTGGCCGACCCTGGCGGAGGCAGACCAGTTCCTCATCGGCGGCGCGAACTACAAGGCACGGCAGGTGTACCCGCACCGTGACGGCGCCCTGACTGTCACCGAGCTGGCCAAGCTGCCATGACGCTCGCCGCCGCTCAGGTTGTCGACGCTGTCGCCGCCCGCATCACCGGGCTGCCGACTGCAGGGCTCAACATCTTCACGAGCCGCGCCTGGCCGATCGCCGACACGCAGTTGCCGGCCGGGCGCGTGCTCGCTGTCGACGAAGACATCGCGCCGATCACGGTGCATTCACCGTCCATCCAGCGGCACGCGCTGCAGATCGAGCTTCACGGGGCTGTCCGTCAGGTCGAGAACGTCGACGACGAGATGCACGACCTCGCTGCGGAGTGGCTCTCGGCCCTGTTCGACACCACGCCACCAGCGGACGCGCTGAACACCATCGGCAGCAAGATCCTGCTGACGCAGCGGCGCATCGAGCGCATGCCACAAACCGAAGGTCAGGCCGCACTCGGTCTGATCGTCATCACCCTGCGGGCCGAGTTCAAGACCCTCGCCAGCGACCCCCACACCATCATCAACTGAGAGGCCACCATGGACTTCTGGGCAAACGTAGGCGTCGACGTGGAAACCGCGGCGGCCACCGGCATCACGATCAACGCGATCAGCAAGGCCAACCCCGGCGTTGTCACCTACACCGGCACCGACCCGGCGAACGGCGACTATGTGCGCTTCAGCGTCGCCGGCATGGTGGAGCTGCACGAGCGCATCGGGCGCGTTGCAAACGTCAACGCAGGCAGCAACACCTTCGAGATCGAGGGCGAAAACACCACGAACTACGAGACCTTCACGTCCGGCACGTTCTCGGTGCTCACCTTCGGCGTGAGCATGTCCAATGTGCAAGACGTGAACGTGTCTGGCGGCGAACCGGAGTTCGCCGACATCACCACCATCCATGACCAGGTGCGTCGGCGCGTGCCCACCGTGGTCTCCCCCTTCTCCTTGGCCTTCGGCTGCCTGTTCGCGCCGACGGACTCGGCGATGATCGAGTTGAAGGAGGCCACCACCGAGCTCACCAAGCGCGCTGTACGCCTGCGCTTCGCGTCCGGTTCGAAGATGGCGTTCGACTCCTACGTCTCGGCGGCGGGCATCCCCACGGGCGCCGCGCAAGACGTGGTGAAGACCAACGTCTCGCTCGAGGCGCAGGGCGTGCCGTCGATCTGGTCGACCTGACGTTTTTTCTCAGCCAGCGGGGGCTCGGCATGGCAATGGCAAATCGGACAGCTGTCGCAGGGCAGCTGGAATTGAAGCGCGAGATCGTGTCGGTCCCGGCGCTCAGGGGCGACGTGATCGTCACCGAGATGACGCTGACGGACCGCCTCGATCTCGACCAAGTTCTGCGCGGGGACTTCAAAGCGGAGGCCGAGCCAGGTGATCCCCCCTCCTCTCCATCTGGGGCAACGCCAAGTGCGGCGAGGTCTCCGCGCAGATCCGTCCACGCCATGGTGCCGCAGCTCCTCGCGCGCACCGTGCTTGGAGAGGGCGACGAGCCGTTGCTCAGTGTGGACGAGTGGCAGACCTTCGGGGCCCGCAATCGTTCCGTCGCGATCCAGCTTGCGAACGTCGCTTTCCGACTCAACGGGTTCGACGGTGGGGCCAACGAAAAAAACTGACGCGCCGGCCGGAGCTGCGTGCAGCGCACCGGCTGGCATGGCAGTTCGGCTGCACCGTCGCCGAGTTGGGGCGGCGCATGTCGGCCGGCGAGTTCGGCCTGTGGCAGGCGTGGATGGAAGCCGAGGAGGCTGGTGCCGGCAGCGATCGCGATCGCTGGGCCCTCATGCTCGCTTCGCTCCACAACGGCCCTCTCATCCGCAGAGACAAGAAGCTGTGGAACGGCCGCGACTTCGCGCCGCCTATCTGGGCGCAGAAGCGCGAGTCCCCCAAGCCCACCAAGGCCCAGGCAGACGCCCAGATTCGGGAATTCGCAGCGAAGCTCGGCAAGTCCATCCGCAAGAGGTGATCCGTGGCTGAACGCGCCGAGATCATCATCAGCGGCAAGGACCAGACGGCCGCAGCATTCGCCACCGCGCAGCGAAACCTCGCGGCCATGCGCAAGAGCGCAGACGCCACCGTATCGTCCCTGCGCAACTTCGCCGCCGGCTTCGGCGCGATCGGGCTTGCGACAGCTGGACTTAATGCCGCCCTCAACCCGCGCCAGGTGATCGACTATGCCGATCAGCTGAACAAGCTGAGCCAGCGCACCGGCATCGCGGTCGAGGAACTATCGGCGCTCGACTATCAGGCGAAGCTGGCCGGCGTCTCTACCGAAGAGCTGGCGGGCGCGCTCAAGCGGTTCAACCTGAACATCGCCGCAGCCGGTCGGGGCGAGAAAGAGCAGGCCGAGGCCTTCCGCCTCATCGGCGTGTCAGTCACGGATGCCGCGGGCCGGGCCCGCAGCGCCGACAAGGTGCTTGCCGACGTGGCCGATCGGTTCGCCACCTACGCCGACGGGCCGGAAAAGCTCGCCATCGCCAACGCCATCGGCGGCAAATCGTTCGAACAACTGATCCCGCTGCTCAACGGTGGCCGGCAGGGTTTCGCCGATGCGCGCGCCGAACTCGAAAAGTTCGGCGGCGTCATCAGCGGCAAGCTGGCCGCGGATGCCGAGCGGTTCAATGACAACATGACGAAACTCGGCGTCGCGTCGAGTGCGTTGAAAGTGTCGATTGCCGGTGGCCTACTCGATCGGCTTGGCGACCTAAGCGATCGCATGGTCGAGGCTGCGCGGAACGGAACGCTGCTTCAGTTCTCCGTCGAGCGATTGAAAGATGTTCTTAGCGGCAAGGCAACGCGCGAGCTTGCGTTTGGCCCATCGCTGGAGCCTGATGCTCTCCAAGAGGCGCAGCGCGAGCTGGAAGCAACGACGGCGCAAGTTGCAAAGCTGAAGGCCCAGTTGGCAGCGAGCCCTGGAAATCAAGTCATCGCGCGGCAACTCGCGCTCGTTGAATCGACGGCAAAGTCAGCAGCAGACGAGGTGGCGCGGCTGAGCGCGGCGACATCACCCGGCCTGTCGCTCGACGCCTTCAGGTCTGGCGAAAGGGACCGCACTCCGGTGCGCGGCGCGGCACCGCGCCTGCAGAATGCAGAGGCTCAGCGCGACGCAGAGGCCCGGCTGCGCAAGATCCTCGAAGGCCGCATCAAGGCCATCCAGGAAGCAGCAGCGATCGAGGCCGATCTGTTCGCCTTCCAGAACACGCGCCTTCAGGACGAGTTCTCCAACGGCGAACGGTCGATCGAGAACTTCTACGCCGAGAAGGCGCGCATTCAGCAGCAGTCGCTCGACGTCCAGCAGGCCCTATTCGACAAGGAGATTGCGGCTCTCCGTGAATTCCAGGCTCGACAGACGAAGCCGCAGGAACGCGAGGACATCGAGAACCGCATCGCCGACGTGTTGGCGAAGCAGGCCAAGGCCTACCGAGAGGCTGGCCAGGCCACCGAGGTTGCCGAGGCGCAGCGTAAGCGCGCGACAGACGACTTCCGCCGCAGCCTGGTGGAGCTCGACGCGCAGATTGCCGAGATCAGCGGCGACCGCTTCGGAGCCGAGTTGCTGCGCAACGCCCAGCGGATCCAGGATGCTCAGCGACAGTTGGCCGCGGGCGGTGGTGACACTGGGCGCATTGAGACGCTTGAGCGAGCTCTCCGCCTGCAAACCGAATTCTCTCGGCTCCAGGAAGAAATCAGCCGCGTCGGCGAGCGGGCGCAACTCGCGGAGGAACAGTTCGCCATCCGGGCCGAGCGCGCCGGCTTGAGCCGCGCAGAGACCGAGCGCGAGCTGCAGCGGCTGCGTGAAGGCGAACTCGTCCAGATCGACCGGCTCATCACGCAGACCGAAGCCCTGGCCGCCACGAGCCAGGACCCGGCGGTGTTGCTCTACCTGGAGCGCCTGCGCGTTGCCAGGAAGCGGGCATTCGATGCCAAAGACCCGGGACTTATCCGGTTCAACGAGCTCGCGAAGCAGGGCGGCGACGCCATTGCGCAGAGCTTCACCGACGCGCTGCTCGAGGGCAAGAAGCTCTCCGACGTGCTGGATGATCTTGGCAACCAACTCTTGCGCCTCGTCACGCAAGACCTCATCACCAAACCGCTGGCCGACAGCATCACGGGTGCGATTCGCAGCATCGGTGCCAACGGCACGGGCGGCGGGGCCGAGCGGCTCTTCAGCGGCATCGTCGGTCAGATCGGTGGCGGCACCGGAGATGCCGGCGCCGCAGCGGCCAGCGCTTCAGCCACGGCGGCCAAGGCGGCTGAGACAACGGCCACCGCGGCGGCCACGACCGCACTGATCACGTTCACCGCGGCGGTGGAGCTCGCCGCTGCGGCGTCCGTCTCCAGCGGCGGCGGCGACGCCGTTGGCAGCTTGCTCGATGTGTCGGCATCCGTGTTCCACGGCGGCGGCGTCGTGAGTGGCGGGGGCCGCAGCCGCCGCGTGGCAGTGAAGGCGTGGGACGGTGCTTCCAGATACCACGGCGGCGGCGTCGTCGGCGAGGTTCCGGCGATCCTCCGCCGGGGCGAAGAGGTTCTCACCGAAGCCGACCCGCGCCACCGCTGGAACATGGGCGGCGAGAGCGCGCAAGCCAACGTCACCCAGAACTTCTACCTCGCGCAGCCTACAGACCGCGCCAGCCAGGCGCAATTGGCCACGCGCGCAGCCACCGCGCTCGGCCGCGCGCAGCGCAACCTTTGAGGCCAGCATGGGCTTCCTCGCTGAGCGGTTCCCTGAACACATCACCACGGGTGCGGTGGGTGGCCCGATGTACAGCACCACCGTGGCCTACACCACGAGCGGCAGCGTGCAGCGCAACCAGAATTGGGCCTACCCGCGGCATCGGTACGAGATAAGCCAGGGCATCAAGAACGATGCTGACTGGCGAGCGGCAGACGCCTTCTTCCGCAAGGCTCGGGGCCGGGCGCATTCGTTCCGGTTGAAGGACTGGACGGACTACGAATTGGCTGTGGCCGACAGCGAACTCACGCAGATCACCAGCACCACGTTTCAGCTCGCCAAGGTGTACGGCAGCGACGAGCCGACCTTCCGAGAGGTGCGACGCCTCACCCGCATTGTGGCCGGCACGTTGCAGGTATTCCTTAATGGCGCGCTGCAGGCCAGCCCAGCGAACTACACCGTCGATCTTGACACCGGGGTCGTCACGTTCGCGTCTGCCCCAGGTGGGGCCACCCGCACCGCAAGCTGCGAATTCGACGTGCCATGCATGTTCGAGTTCGACGAGCGGGAGGCCGAACTGGTGCACCGCGCCCCGAACGGCGAGAGCCTGCTGCGCTGGGAATCCATCCGCATCGTGGAAGACCCGCTCGGATGAAAACCCTTCCGTCCGGCCTTGCCACCATGGCGGCCCAACGCACAACCACCTGGGCCACCGCGCTCAAGATCACGCGGCCTGACGCCACGGTGTACGGCTTCACCAGCGCCGACCGTGATGCCACCATCAGCAGCGTGCTCTACAAGGCCAACCCGGGGCTCGACGCCACGAGCATCGCCCTCAGCGCCGGCCTCAACGTCGACAACCTCGAACTCACCACGCTCGACGACGGCACCGTGTTCACCAAGGCCGACGTGCTCGGCCGCCGCTGGCACAACAGTGCGTTCGTGCTCTTTCGCTACAACTGGGCCAACGTGGCCGACGGCATCGACACGCTGCTCGCCGGCGTAGTGGGCGAGGTAGAGCTGCGCCGCAACACCGTGTGGGCCGAGCTGCGCGGCCTGCAGCAGTACCTGCAGCAGCCGGTGGGCCAGGCCAGCAGCAAGACGTGCCGCAACCGGCTGGGCGTGAACAATGGCCGCGACAGTATCTGCACCGTCACGCTGGCCAGCTACACCGTGACCGGCTCAGTAACCAGTGTCGTCAGCAATCAGGTCTTCACGGACAGCACGCGCGCCGAGGCGGCCGGCTACTTCGATGAGGGCCTGCTCACATGGACGAGCGGGCCCAACAACGGCCTCGTGTCGCGTGTGAAAACCTTCACCGCCGGCGCGTTCACGCTCGCCCTGCCCATGCTCGGCACCGTGGCCGTCGGACACACCTACAGCGTGGTGGCCGGCTGCCGCAAGCGCCTGGCCGAAGACTGCATTGCCAAGTTCAACCAGGTGCTGCAGTTCAACGGCGAGCCGCACCGGCCCAAGATCAACGACCTCATCAAGACCGTGGAGCCCTCGGCATGAGCGCGGCCGCACTCCAGGTATCTGGCACAGATGTGGTGGCCTGCGCGCGCGGCTGGCTCGGCACGCCGTTTCAGCACCAGCAGCGCACCAAGGGCCTGGCGGTGGACTGCGCCGGACTCGTGATCGGCGTGGCGCGAGAGCTTGGTCTCGTGGCGCCTGATTTCGACGTGACGCACTACCCCCGGCAGCCAGACGGCGTGAGCCTGCTGCGCTGGTGCGAAGCATACATGGTGTGCATCGAGCAGACCGCCATGCAGCCGGGCGATGTGTTGGTCGTGGCGTTCGACAGCCGGCCTCAACACCTCGGCATCGTGGCGGACTACCGGCACGGCGGGTTGAGCATGATCCACGCGTACGAGCACGCCATGGTGCACCGCGTGGTCGAGCACCGGCTGATGTTCAGCGCGTCGATGCGGTTCTGCGCGGCGTACCGGCTGCATGGAGTGGGCTGATGGGCCGGCTCGTCGTCGCTGCAGCGGGCGCTGTTGTCGGCTACTTTGCGAGCGGCGGAAACCCCGCGGGCGCGCAATACGGATGGGCCATCGGCGCGGCTGTCGGTGCCGTCACCGCACGGCCGAACCGCGTGCAGGGCCCCAAGATCGAAGACCTGCGGGTCACAGGGGTCGAGTATGGCCAGGCCATACCCTACGTGCGCGGCATGATGGTGGTGCCCGGCCAAATCTGGTGGGCCAGCGAGCGCCGCGAGATCGCGACGACGACCGAACAGGGCGGCAAGGGCGGGCCGAGCACCGAGGTCACGACCTACACCTACGAGGTCGACCTGCTGATCGGCCTGACCGAGAACCCGATGGCGGGCCTGGCGCGCATGTGGAGCCAGGGCAAGCTGGTCTACAACGTGGCTCCCGGTGCTACCGCGGCAACCCGCGCGGCCAGCGCGGCAGGCGCAAACTGGTCGCGCCTGACGTTCTATGGCGGCGATGCATCGCAACTGCCGGACCCGACGTACGAGGCTGCAGTAGGCACCGGCAACGCGCCGGCCTATCGCGGCCGGGCCAGCGTGTTCATCGAGGGACTCAAGCTCGGCGGCAGCGGCGCGATACCGAACCTCACCTTCGAGGTATTCGCCGCCGGCACGCCTGGAGGCGAAGGCTACAACGACAATTTCCCAGACGGCCTGGCGCCCTATTCGGTGATCACCGGCACCCTGGCCGGGTTCCAGGACGGCGGCGACGCGTACGGGATCGCCATCTCCGGTGTCTCGCGCACCGCCAGCACGGCCGACGAGATTCGGCGCACGGTGCCCACCAGCACGGCCAATGCGGTGCGGATCAAGTTTCGCCTGCGCGACCTGCAGGCGGACGACGCCACGATCTTCAAGCTGCTCGACGGCTCGAGTGCGACGACGTTCGCGTTCGCGCCGTCGCGCGAGGCGGTGTTCGACGCCCTGCAGCGCCCGGCGGTCACCATCAACGGCACCGCCACGACCATCGGCTCGGCGGCACTGCCTGTATTCACCTGGTTGCAGCTCGAGGTCAACCTGATCAGCGGCTCGGGCAACAGCACAGCAGTGATCACCAATCTCGGCACCGGCGCCACAGTCATCAGTGCCACGCTGAGCGGCAGCCACACCAGCATCGCCGTCACGCAGCAGGGCTTCTTCAACGACTCGGGCGGCACCACCACGCAGTGCGACTACTCCGATCTCCAAGTCATCGGCATCGGCGCCACGATTACACAGGATGCCGTGGACGATGCGGTGCTGGCTCTGTGCGAGCGCGCCGGGCTCACGGCGGGGCAGATCGACGTGACGGACCTGGCAAGCATCACCCAGCCGCTGCGCGGTTTCGCGCTCACGCAGGTGGGCGCCACACGCACCGCACTGGAGGTGTTGCAGGCCGCATACTTCTTCGATGCGGTGCTGAGCGACAAGTTGTACTTTAGGCGCCGCGGCTCGGCCAGTGTGGCCAGCATTCCGTTCGCTGACCTCGGCGCCAGCAGCAGCAGCGACGGGGCGGCCGAGCCGCTGGCGCTCAAGCCGGGAAGCGAACTCGAGCTGCCCAGCGGCATCGCCATCCGCTACCTCAACGCCGATGCCGACTACACCACCGACCTGCAGCAGGCCGATCGGCTGGTGAGCGCCGCGCGCACCATCAACACCCTCGAGCTGCCGCTCGCGCTCACGGCGGCAGAGGCCAAAGCCATCGCCGACGTGATGCTGCTCGACTTGCAGGTGGCCGCTCTGGCGTCGACGCGCATCGCGCTGCTGCAGAGCTACGCCAGGCTCGAGCCGTGCGACGTGGTGACCGTGACTGACGACGATGCGAGCACCTACCGCCTGCGCCTGGTGCAGAAGACCGACGCGCAGGGCGTGTTGGAATTCGACGCTGTGCTCGACGATGCGAGCGTGCTCACGGCTGCCGGTGTGACGAGCACCGACTACACGCCCGCGGCCACGGTGTCGAGCCCGGCCGACACGCTGCTCGTAGCCTTGGACATGCCGATCCTGCGCGACGCCGACGACGACGCCGGGTACTACGTCGCCGCGCGCGGCTCCAGCACGCCATGGCCGGGAGCCGCGGCGTTCACCAGTCCAGACGACATCACGTATACGCAGCAGACCACGGTCACAGAGGCCGCGGTGATCGGCACCGCGAGCACCGCGCTGGCTGACTGGGCTGGAGGCAATGTTTTCGACGAGGTGAACACCGTCACGGTGAACGTGGCGCCCGGCACGCTCAGCAGCGACAGCCGAGACAACCTGCTCAACAACGGAGCCAACGCCTGCCGCATCGGCAGTGAGGTTTTGCAGTTTCGCACGGCCACGCTGGTGAGCACGGGCATCTACACCCTGAGCGGCCTGCTGCGGGCCCGGCGCGGCACCGAGTGGGCCACCGGCACCCACGCGGCGAACGAGCGGTTCGTGCTGCTGCGCACGACCGGGTTGCGGCGCATGCCGGTGGCCACCAGCGAGATCGGCGCACTGCGCTACCTGAAGGGCGTGACGCTTGGTCGCGCCCTGAGCAGCGCCGCGGCGCAGCAGGTCACGTCGGCGGCGGTGGGCCTCAAGCCGTTCAGCGCGGTCGATCTGCGCGCCACCGCAGCGGCTGGCAGCGACATCAGCGTGCTGCTGCACTTCAACGGCACGGATACATCGACGACGATCACCGATTCGAGCCTCAACGCGCTGAGCTTCTCGGCGCTCGGCAACGCGCAAATCGACACCGCGCAGAGCAAGTTCGGCGGCTCAAGCCTGCTCTGCGACGGCACGGGCGACGGCATCAAAGCGTCGCATCACGTGTCGGTCGACGTGCCGACGGGCGACTTCACGATCGAATTCTGGGTGAGGTTCTCGTCGGTTGGCACGCCTGTGCTGTGCGTCAAAGCAACCAGCACCGGTTTCTATCCGTACCTGATCGGCGTGAACGGCAGCGCCAAGATCACGTTCGCCGGGTTCGACAGTACCAATACGCTTGCGTACAGTCTCGCCGGCACAACGACGGTCACGACCAGTACTTGGTATCACGTGGCCGCGGTGCGCGACGGAACCACGTTTCGCCTGTACGTCAACGGCACGCAAGAGGCCAGCGCCAGCAGCTCGGCCACGCTGCGCAGCAACAGCGGCGACGCGATCGCCGTCGGCAGCTACGACACCGGGTCGAGTTCGCTCAACGGATGGATCGACGATTTCGGTTTCGTCAAGGGGCGCTGCAAGTACACGGGCGGGACAGCCTTCACCCCGCCGAGCGAGCTGGCAGACCCGGCCGGCACCACGGGCGACATCAACCTCACCTGGAGCCGCCGCACCCGGCTGGCAGAAAATTTCAACTCCAGCA